GCAACCTTACAACTGCTTCGGTTGCAGACTCCAGTTGGCATCATTACGCAGTTTCTTTCCTGTCGGAATCAACAGGTGTTAGAAGCTATTTCTATGTTGACGGAGTTCTGGAGAATGAAACTTCGTTCGGCTCCTTTGGTGTGGATGAACTCACTGGTCGAATCGATGCTCGCATTGGTGCTCTTCAAACATCACCATCTGGTAGTTCAGCATCGGCTGCCGCAGGTAAACTTAGTGGCTCGATGGACGAATTTAGATTCTGGAAAACCCGAAGAACATCAAAACAAATAAATATGAACTGGTTCCAGCCCGTATTTGGAGGGGCCAACACACAAGATAACAACGCCCCGCTCGGATGTTACTACAAGTTCAACGAAGGGATCGTTGGTGATGCATCAACTGATGGTATTGTTTTAGACTTCTCTGGCCGTCTAACCAACGGTATTTGGACAGGTTACGCTGCTTCTCACAGAAACACGGGCTCTTGCTTTGTTTCCTCCTCGGTATTATTTGTTGAGCCCGAGGATCCCATAATCTACAGCGCACATCCAGAAGTGGTTTCTTTAACTTCTGAAATGACGACCAGTGGCTCAAATCACGACTTGGTAAATTCAACTTATCTTTATAACAAGATTCCTCAATTCATCAGAGATGATGATGAGACAACAAATGATTTTGAATTAAAGAATCTGATGCAAATAATGGCTTCTTATTTTGATACCCTTTATGCGCAGACCAGAATCCTTCCAGAATTAACGCAGAAGAATTATCTTTCTTCCTCCAACAAGCCACTTCCTTTCGCAAATCGCCTTTTGGAAAGCAGAGGTTTTGCAACAAGCGAGCTTTTTGTAGACACCGATATCTTAGAGTTTTACAACAACAACGATATGAACAACCTGAAGTATCAACAAAACGTCGATACAATAAAGAACTTGATCTATCACAACATCTATAATAACTTAGATTACATAATGAAATCAAAGGGTACCGAGAAATCGATGAGAAATCTTCTCCGGTGTTTTGGTATCGATGACGAACTTGTAAAGCTAAACTTGTATACTGATGGAGGAACTCACTATTTTAACGATGTATTCAAAAATTCATCAATCACGAAGAAATACATAGACTTTAACAACCCGATTTATTTTGATTCAACCATTTATCAAACATCTTCTGTGAACAACGCAAATGTTTATATTTCCGGTTCAGGCATGGGCGGAGCCGCCCAAAAGCTTGAGAGATACAATGCTTTTACATTCGAGATCGATGCTTACATCCCAGAAAAGATAGATATAGCCGATGAGGCGTTCTTTGATACTCCGTTTATCTCCTCGTCTATCGGTGGTTTCCATCAACCTGCAACAGAGGTCGCGGGTAAGCAATATCACTGGTCTAGCGAAAACAATATCGCTAACCTTCAAATATACCTCGTTAAAGACAAAATTAACTCCGAGAGAGCAAAGTTTTTAATAACCAACGAACATGGTAGCGTATTCCTCACTTCATCTTTTTATGATGATATTTATAGCAATAATAGATGGAATTTGAGCGTAAGGGTTGCTCCGGATCAATACGGAGTCATTGGTTCTGTTAGTACTGGTTCAAATCCAAATTACGAATTAACCTTTTACGGCTTGAATTATCAATTTGGCGAGGTGAGAGACGAATTTAAATTAACCGCCTCTTTGAACTTTGCATCAGGCTCCTCATACATTTGTAATCCTAAGACAGTTTACGCGGGAGCCCATCGAGAGAACTTTACCGGCTCTGTTCTTACAAAGACAGATGTCCAGATCGGTGGATGTCGATATTGGTTTGATAAGCTTTCAGACGCAGATCTCAAAGCCCACGGCATGGATGTGACCAGCATCGGTGTAGACAACGCCACACGAAACGGCACAATGTTTACTTATACGCTTGAAGGCGTCCAGCTACCCCGTGCCGATATGTTAGCCTTATCATGGGACTTCGACACTGTAACAACCTCAGACACCAACGGCAATTTTGATGTTTTTGACCTGACTTCCGGATCCACTTCTGCCGTGTATGGTTGGATTGATAATATTGTCGAGAGAGACCATCCTGCTATTGGTGCAAACTTTGGAACTTCAACCACCGCTTTTGTTGATAACGAATTGATTTACAACTCCAAGAAAGAGTTGCCCGAGATCTCAGTCGCTTCAAACATGATCAACATTAAAGGCGATAATGAAATATTCTTTATCAAAGATGATGATGTTTCTGATAATTTTTATTCTCTTGAAAAGAGCATGTACCAAGTCGTCTCTGAAGAGATGCTTTCCATGTTTGCCTCTGCTGTTGAATTTAACAACCTGATCGGTGAAGCAGTAGACAGATATCGTCCTCGTTACAAGAATCTTGAATTCATGAGACAGATCTTCTTTGAAAAGGTTGAATCTGATCTAGACTTTGACAAGTTTACAAATTATTACAAATGGATCGACTCCTCCATCTCCGAGATGATGAACCAGCTTTATCCGTTCTCGGCGCGACATTCTGACTCAATTGCAGATGTAGTTGAGAGCCACATCCTTGAAAGAAACAAATACCAGAACAAATTCCCTCTTACGACTCGCTTGGCTTCAACCGAAGGCTCAATGCACGGCGTTGCAGAACTTGATTATAGTTGGAAGTTTGGCCACGCTCCGGTTGGTCTTGCTGAGGATGAAAACTGCCTCTGGAACAAAGAGCGCAAAGAACGAGACATCGGAGACAGACAATTAATTTTAAATGCTCTGAACAATTACAATGATGTTGTGCAAGGCCCACTGTTAGCCGAAGCTGATGGAACAATGTATAGCGGATCGACTTTCGCCATCAACCGATTGACGAAACCATACAAGGTAGACATAGGCTTTAATGACTCAGTTCATGGCGGCACAAACTATTCAAAAATTAAAGACAGAGACTTTGTGTACAATGCAACGTATATTCATGGCCCAGTAACAAAATTCACGTCGCAACAGCCCGGTGGTATCCCTCAGAATGTTATGGTTATGGGTCTCGGAGAAGGACAAAGTGTTGATAGCTTTATAGACTGTGATGACGAATTTGTTCCAAATGAAAAGAGAAAATATAGATTCACTGCAACCGTCGGTCGTTTTACTGAAGGTTTCGGGAACAACCCACGACAAGGTGCTGAATACATCAGCAAAGTTAAAGGAGAGGCTTATTGGCCATCAAATATAGTTTCTGGAAATGTTGAAGGCGGTTATCATGATTTGGTTACAACAAAGTTCAAAAGTGGCTCTATTATAACAAATTTACACTCGGATACTTTCTCTCCCGAAAACGAAATCGGTTTACAATCGCCTTTTACAAATGCATGGGTTGGAGGTCACCAATCTCGTCATGTTGATTTGAATAAATCAAGCAGCATCAATCCTTTAATGAACGGCCTCAATGATCAATATTCTCGACCTGAAGCATGGCGTCTTTTACTTAAAGAGTGCGCTAATGATCCAACTCAGACAAGTGGATCTATCTCTGGCTCAAACGACGGGGCAATGGGTTTTGTCGGGCCTGATTATGGTGGCCCTTATCCTGATTACACAAGAAAATACGCCGTCCGTTATCGCGAGGAAAGAGTTAAAAGACCAGTTAACCTTAGAAATATCCAAAGCACTACCGCTTCTGTGGTTCAAGGTAACTATTCAGAAAATTATGAGATCATTAGTACGTTTGGTAGAAAAGAAAACGCCAAAGCACTTGTTGATACAACATTACCAATCTTGCCCTCAATTTTTAATGATCTTAAGTCAACCACTCAAGAAGCATCGGTAATTGGATTACAAACGTCTAAAAAAGCAGTTGCAATAATTACATTAGCAGCCCGAGCGAGCGTCGATGATACTCTTACAATTGGTGATGGAGTCAGCGCGACCAGAGTTCTTACATACAAAGCCAGCGCCACTTCGCTCACCCAAATAGCCCGTGGGGGAGATGCTGCTGCAACAAGGGCTAACACAAAAGCAAAACTTGAAGGCTCATTATTTAATTTTACCGTTGAGGAATCTGGAAATACTTTGATTATATACAACGAGCATTTCATCAGCCAAGAATCTCAAGTTACAATTGAAGAAACCTATACCGATGCAGCCAATGTAATCACTCAGCAATTTGAAGGCGCATACGTCGGCAACGGAAATCTTGTTTCAAACTTTAATAACTCAAACAGATATCTGTCTGCCGTCAAGGAACAAGCTAAATTTGATCCCGACTCTGGTGGAAATACCATTGTTGCAACTCGCTTTTCTGCTCCCGGTGGGGCTGAAACAATGTCTGAGATCTTTTTAGACGTTCCTTCAAAAGAATACTCAGTATATAATGCACTGCCGTACAGAAATCTGTCGGTTCGAAGTTCAGGTTCTGGTGAAGATGGTACTATACGAGTAAACAGCCAAGCTTCAAGAAGAGAAGGTTTACAGACTCACTTGAGAAGACATTCTGGACGATTTGGAGTTGATTCGGTGTACGGCTATGTAACTAACACTTACATTGTCGGAGATGCCTCATTCGAGAAAACAAATAGAAACACAAGAGTAATCCCAGACCTTAGCAGTTCTGCGCTGCAAAGAAAAGATCATGATAATGGTTTTGTGACGCGCTTGCTACCATCACAAGATTATGGGTATTCGTGGGTTACGGCATCGTTGAATCATGCCTTAGCGCCCTCAACTGTAAGAAAAGTACCCGCTACAGCAAAGATAACTGTTACAGCAAACCCGTCAGCAGACGACACAGTAACAGTTGGCGACGGTGTAACCACAGTGACCTTTACGTTTAAAGCATCTGCTGGTTCTGCAACAGAGGTAACAATTGAGTCTGATGTAGATGATACGAGGGCTAACTTAAAAACTAAAATAGCTGCCCAGTTTCCAAATATGGTTATTCAGGACCGAACAGTTCTCAACAGATTGGACTTGACCAATGGTGTTTCAGGAACTTTGGGTAATTTTGCACTAAGTGAAACAATGGGTGGTAGTCCATCCAACATTGTGACTGGCTTCACCGGCGGTGAAGACATAGCACAACAATTAGCATTTGGCTTTTGGCCCGCCGACGGAATACTTAGTGCATCAGCAGATGTAAATTGGAGAAGCAATGGATTTGATTCGGCAGTCCAGTTCCCAACAGCATCATTTGGAAATGGATTAGTAGGAGTGTATTCGTAATGTCTCAATTTGTAGATTTTGTTGGTTTAAATACCTTTATTTATGAAGCGAACGGGTATATACCTGAAAGAATTAGCTCAAACGGTGCGTTCCTTGAATATGTTACTGGAGACGGTATAGCATATAAACTTGGCTCCGTATCAACACAATTAGGATATGCTGTAACTCTTAATAATCATATTGGGT